TTTCATTTCTTTCATCTCAGATTTAATCATTTGATATGCATCTTCTGATGAAAGTTTATTTGCCATTTCCATAGCAGTAATGATTTCTACTCTCGTTCCAAAATGTTGTAGTGCCTTTTCAAAATCATCTAATTCTTCGTACATAATTACAAATCCTTGTAGGATCCTCCACCAGAAACAACTATGGTATGATCATCTAAAGTCCCATCCTGCTCACATTTGAGATGAAATCTTGTCATGATGATTACATTATCTCTAACAGCACCAGTGAGCATTTTGCGTCCTTGTTTAGTCATCGAAGAAAACAAACCATAACGAGTTTCCCAAACATAAAAACACTCATCAATAAGTTCGGCACCTTCTGGTATAATGACTTCTGGTTTTGTATCAGTTTGAATCATTGTTTTCTTCCGGTGGTTTTTTATTGAATCCAAAAGGTCCTACTTTAGTTTCAGACCTTTTCTTCATAACAACACCAGCAAGAGACTCCATAATTTTAAGGATGTCTTCTGCCTTAGCACCTTCACCAAGTTCTTTGGCAACATAAAAATACTTATCAAAGAACTCTTGACTGTGCTCTTTATAGTCTTCGACTGTGATTGGTTGGTCTTTCATTACATTTGTCCTCCATTACAATAACGAACTGCTTTATATGTGGGGTAATTTAATTTTTCTTTGACTTGTTTTACGCATTCAAGTTGCAGATCTCTCCAGTAGTATGTTTTCGGTCCATCAGCATGAACTGGTGCTGGTAATAACACTAACATAGTGAATGAGATAATAAGAAACTTCATTTTCCTCCTGTATCATAGTTTAGTTGATCATCTTGTGCTTTTAGATTAGCAAGTCTCACTCTATCATGAAGTTGCTTGAGTGCTTCAGTAACTTCAGAAGTTTCTTCCCACTCCCAACTTTCACCACCCTTTCCAGTAAATTCTTTTTTAGTCATGGATTTAAAGTTTTGTAGACAGCAGAGATACTCATGTGCCCGTGAATGTATCCTGCAAGAATTATAGCAAATGCGGACAGAAATATCAAGCCTGTTGCGATTAGGTTAGGCAACGGTGAGATCATTAATTGTGTATTTGTTTTTTCTGAGTTTGTATCGTTTGATGTATGCTTGTCTGTGTTCATTACAATCAAAATGGCAGATTCGATCTTCATTCCCGTCCCTATACTCTAATCGATAAGGGAATGCTTTAAATGGATGCATTTCTTCAGGTGTTAGATTCTTTTTCTTTGGAGTTTTTGTTGAACTCTTTACCCTCGCTTTGCGAGTTGTAGTATTCTTCTTTGCTGGCATTTTTCTCAATCATTTTTTCATGTTGTTGAGCACCTAAGTTGTCTAGAAAATCATTAATCATTTGAAACCTTTTGCTTCTTGCTTATCTATTACATCAATATGAGAGAGAAAAGATGATGGAGTATTCCACCAGATTGATTGTGCTTCTCCCCATGATTCTACTGTAAGAGCAACACCATCAGTTTTTATAATTTTATAGTGATGTCGATCATAAGGTTCACTGGATGATTCTGTGAAGAATAGTGGGTCAGAGGGATCAATTAAACTCATGAGATTTTCATAATTTGGGTTGTAACTTCTTGATGTCTTAGATACAATTTAATAAAGCATCTAGCCATTTCTTTCACTGTATCAAGATCTTCGCAGTTCTCAATTTCTCTTGAGAGTTTTTCATATTCAAAGAGTTTAGATGTAGTCTCTAACTGTATGCTATCTGGATCCATGTCTTTTAGATATTCTAAACTACTATTTACCCCAGAATGTTTTAGTTTAAAGCATACTGAGTTAAACCATCCCACTTTATTATAGAGTTTGATTTTTGTATGTTGAGAATGAACATCTACCTTCTCAATGATATACTCTTTACCAACTACAAGAGATAAAGTAGGATCATCATTATTTCCCCATCTTATCTGCTCTTGAGAGCATCCTATGTACTCTACAACATTATTCTTTTCCATTTGTAATCATGCGATCTATTGCGATTAAAGTATCATAAGGAATCCATGCAGGATTTTCATCATTAAACTGAACCTGAACCTCATTGATATTCCTATCTAATAATTTAGAATAAGAAGTTCTGGTGTTCTTTACATAAGAGATTGGATTAATCATATTACTTGAACAAAGGAAAGAGAGGGGGGGCAATATCATAATACCCCATATTATACCAATAACAATCAATCAATCTCAATTTTTCAGTAACTGTATTATCATCATTATGAGGATCAATTAATGTAAAATCCTTACAGGTTCTCACAATCTCTGGTGGGACTTCTATTTTTGTCCATGTGTTCGGGTCGTCAACAAAAACTGGAATCATACTACCACCTCTTTCCATGCTTTCTTAAAGTTTTTATCCCAGTTTTCAGTATAAACTGGAAGGAAGGAATTTAGAGCATAACAAATATCAACAATTTTCATTTGATTTTGTTCATCTACAGCCTCTTGCAATTCATCTAACATAAATTCTACCGTAGAAATACGGGAAAATGATTGCTCAAGATTGTTCATGACTTTCCAAGTTTCATCAGGCATCAGGTTTCTTTTGAATTATACCCATATTCTATCACAATTTCCTTGTGTGTGCTCACTGTGTCTGATAAAGATCTCTGATGTATTTTGTAGTCATGACCCTCTTCACCTAATTGTTCCGCAAACTGATGCAATAAATTCCAATTTAAGTTCTGATCCATTGCTTCGATGCAACTTGTGTTATATTTAACACTATGGATTTCTTGGGTCAATACCTAAACTTTCAAGATAATCAATCCACCAGGTAGAATCTTTCATATACTTCCAATTGGGAACGGGTTTACCTTGTTCTACAGTATAATACTCATATAAAGCATCATCGATAATCTGTGCGGTCTCCATATTCTTCTTCCTCCTCATCAACATCCGCATATGCATCTTCCACATATCCGGTTCTGACTCTGTATTTTTCCCCTGCGACATAAGTTTTCTCGGAATTAACAGCAGATACCCACACAGAAAGTTTTATTATAATGAAAATAATAATCAGTGGAGTGAAGCAACCAATTAAAATTACTGAAGTCATTACAGTTCTTTCGTTATAAAATTATCTATATCAGTATTCTTCCAGATAAGTTGATGTGCTAACTTATCTCTCAATTCATTAATTCTTTCCTCATCATAAGAATCAAAGTTCCCTCTCTTATCAACTTTCTTATAATAATGAAGAGCATTCAGTATTATAGTATAATCTTCTAATGACAACTCAAAGTTCATACAAACATTCCCTGCTCATTCATATATTGAAGTGCCTCCTTCATACTACCAATATGATGATATCCGATTGATACTTGAGGATATGTTGCATTTGATCCAAACTCTGCCTCAAATGCCTTATCATCAAAGTCAACACCTAAAACATATTCATGAAAGTCATCACCAAGAGATTTAAGAAGAGATATCATTCTCTCACACTCTTGACTTCCGTTGCTGTAAATTACTGCTTGCATTTTAATCCCTTGTTCTCCAATCCTCTGGTTTATCTCTCTTAAACCAATCTACAATCTCATCAGCACTATCAAATCCTGTCCTATGGTTGGATGGGTCCGGGTCTCCCAAACCTAATCTATTCATAAAATCATCCATACTACCTTCCTCAATATCTTGAGAAGATTGTCTTCGTGCCTTCTTTAACATTTCATGAGCAGAAGTATTTGCTTTCGCAAGTTTTTGTGCCCATACCATGTCTTCAAGTTTCACCTCTTCGTTATTTGCAATACATTTACAAATAAATTCTAACCGAAGACGGTATTGTGTTGAGAGCATATTATTCTTTTGCCTCTAAATGCTTATTTATTTTTGCAGTAAGTTCTTCTGCAAGTTTAAGGTTCTTACGGTACATCATATATTTTACCACAGGATTGGCAGGATTATGCCTTAACCACCATATCTTATGACTTATTTGTGCTTTCACTAACTTTAGAACATAATCAAATGCTTTTGCAACATTTGGATCCGTAAGCACAAAATATAAAATAGTTCCAAATACCAAAAAAAGCACATATTGTGCTGTCATTGGTGAAACTCCTGATTTCTACGACTATCAAGATACTCTAGAATTTCTGCTCTCCATTCCATCAACTCAAAGAAACATTCTTGATTATGAGCACATTTTCGGAGTTCAGGATCAGGTTTTAATACACTTTCATAAAAAAGTCCAAGTGCATCTTTGCGTTTTTGTTGTTGGTCAGTCATAGAAATTGTTCAAGAGAAGAGGTTGCTTTCTTTTTAATTTTAGAATACTTTTTGATATAATCAAGTGCCTGTTTATACGTTTTTACACTATGCACTTGACTACCATTATGTATAATACAGAAACCTTTCTTCTTTCCTGTCCATGGAACAGCAGCCCACATTCCATCATTCGATACAAAACCATCGGGATCTCCTGGTTTTACATTCAGGAGACTTTGATTATGAACATGTGGTTTGAGAAACTTAGTCATCAAGTGCTCCAAGAATAAGAACGATAAAGAAGAAACCAAAGATAAGACCAACAAGAAGTTGTGGTGACATAAATGGAATCCAAGAGAATAAACCCCATGCCCATTGGGTGGCACCTACAATCCACTGCCAAGCAGTCATAACAACAGCAGAACCCAACTTCCATGCCTCCCATGCTAACCATCCACCAAGTGCTAGAATTGCAATTCCACCAAGTCCACTAGAAGAACTAGAAGAGGAAGAATAACCTCCATCATATGAAGATTCTTCAGTCCAAGAAGTATCATGATCAGGTTGATCAAAAATAGCAGTGGTGCTTACAATTGTAGATTCAGGGTTACGTGCAAGTGCTTTCTGATTTGCTTGTTGATAATCACGGGCAATAACAACCTCTTCAAAAGTTGTTCCAGATTCATAGAGAGTCACTGCAACTTTCATGGTGGTGTTCCTTTGATTACCTTTGTATTATAGGGCAGAGTGGGGCAGAGTGGAGGGGCAGAGTGACAGTTTATTAATTGGCAGAAAGAGTCCACAAAGGTTCCCGAAGACGATTAGGAATATCAGTTTGTGTAGGATTAACCATGTGTGTGGGAACGTTTTCTACTTTTGCAAAAAAAGAAACACAATTAATCACAGAATTGGGATGATCTTGCCAATCTTTCCAAATTTTAGTAGCATCAACTTCGATTTGTTCTCCTGTTGCAACACCAAATCCAAGATCATAATTACCATCATTGCGTTTATCTGCAAGAATGACACGTTGATTTTTATTAAATTTTCGACCAGTAGTTCCCTGACAAACTGCACTATGTTTAATGGATTCGTTAAGATGTTCTCCATCCGAATTGTAAATGATAGTTCGCATGGAGGATGTGATGTATTTTGAAGGATTCATTTGAATAATAATCTTAGATTACCTGGATATTATAGCAGAGTGGAGCAGGTGGTTTGCTCCTGGTGGACAGTTTAGTGAGTGGTCTCCAAAAATTCTTTTAGAGATAGATTTCCCTTTTTCTTATTGCAGTGATTACACGCAATTAAAATATTACCAGCATCAAATGCCAAATCAGGTCTTTCCACATAAGGAATAACATGGTCTAAACAGAAATAGGTTTCTTTGGTTTTTGGACCTTTCCACCCACAATAGGCACACTTTACTTCTCTTTCACCATAAATTTCCATCGGAATAATAATTTCATTCCACATATATCTTCTAAAATCTTTCCACTGTTTTGTTTGACATAATTCCCAAGAACCTTGAAGAATTTCTTTTCCATCCCAACAACGAGTCCAACCTTTCATAATAACCTCAACGACGGATAACGGAAATGGCAGGTTGACCCTGCTTAAACACGGTGTCTACAACTGCCTGAACGGACTTGGCAGTGCTGATAGACATTATAGCATACATACCCCCCAAAAGCATTTTAGGTGCCTTCTAGACGGGTCTGAGTCTTACTACAATCTCATCTCCAATCCTATCAACACTTGTTACTCTATAACCTTCAGCAAGTTTGTCTTTATCGTGATTAATAAGAGACTTAACTTCGTGGCAGTTGTAGCATAAGAGTTGACATTTATCAACCTCTGCTATAAGTTTTTCCATACTATAGTCCAAACACTTTGCTATTGTAAAACTTTTTTGAGTTCTATCAAGGTGGTCAAATTGTAAGTTCTCTGTAGTGCCACAACCTTTACATTTGCCCCCCAAATGTTCAATAAGGATTTTCCTGCGATTCTGTCTGCGCTCACGGGTGTATTGTCGTCTCTTCTCCTTGTGCTTCTGAAATTGTGCCTTATTCCTTTCTTTCTTTTTTTCCCTGTAAGTTTCGTCAGTAGAGTATCTTTCCCGGTCTTTTGCATTCCTATCCATAACGCATTACACTCCGTTGTGTTATCTCTATATTATATAGTATTTTACTACCTTCTAACGACAGAAATGGCGGGAAGACCTTGATTGAATACTGTATCAACAACTGCCTGAACACTTTTAGCAGTAGAAATCCCAACTTTGTCATATACTGGAATTGCCACCAATCCGAAAGTTTTTTCTGCACCACCGAGTCTAATAACCCGTCCAATGCTTTGACTCAATCCAATATAATCCATGTTACGCATGAACAGCACTGCCTCAAGTCCACTGACGTTGATACCTTCAGACAAAATAGAGTGATGAAGAACAACAAACTTTTTGCTAGGATCTTTGCCCCATGCATTCAGAGTATCAAAGAATACCTCACGATTGACTTTCTGACCATCAATCACGGCACCAGTCTTGGATGTAATATACAGACAGGAATAACCACGTTCAGACAACTCTTTACGAAAGTCAGATTGACTCAGAAGTTTGATAATCTGTTTGGTAGAACGTGCGGCAATCAGGATTTTGTCCAGTGAGTTCTCATCAATTGTCTCAATCAAATTCTCACAATCACGGTCGGCAATCATCTGCTTATCCTGAACCATATCCAGTTGCTTTACAACAACCTTAGGTGGCAGAATGTATCCTTGCTCTACTAATGTAGGAGCAGGAACATTACAGATGACTTTACCATAGACCTCATAATCATTCATCCCTGCCTTGTAAATAGAGAGAGAATGCTTAGGTGTAGCAGTGAAGAAGTAACACCGATCAGCATCAGCAGAAAAGTGCTCCGTAGCAGGGAAAAAGTTACGTTGGACTGAGTTATGTGCTTCATCAAAGTAAATCGTATTGACTTCGATATCTGCTTCTACAAGACGATGTAGAGAGTGATATGTGGTAAAGATTACTACATTCTCACCAGCAGTTCTTGCTGTATTTACAAAAAGATTGATCTTTTCTGCTTTTGTTGTGGAGAAGTGTGAAGTCTCACCACTATGAACATGCATCACATGTGTATGAGTTGTATCGATTACCTCAAGAAACTCACTACAAAGTTGTTCTGCAAGTAGAATACGTGGTGCTACAACAACAATAGTAGAACCATTATCAATATACTTTTGATTCTCAACAATATCATATATCATACACATAGTCTTACCACCACCAGTAGGGATGATCAACTGACCTTTGTCATATGCCAGCATCTCATTCAGTGCTTTGCGTTGATGGGGTCTGAGAGTGATGGTCAAAGGTGTCCCTCGATTACCTTCTTATTATAGCAGAAAACCGTCCCCAGTGCGACCTGGTGGACGGTTCTTAAAGTGTCTTATAGCTTCCTCTTCAACCCTAACAAAGGTAGTCTATAGGGTTTTTAGAGTCTTGTCAAGTCTCTGTAAATATATGCCATCCTGTAGCAATATACTTTGTTTCAGTCTCACTTATAATACCATGATGTTGATGAGTCCAATATGCAGGCCAAATAACTAATCTACCCATTCTGGCACTTATAGTAAGGTCATATGTTGGAAATCTAGTCCCTCCATTATCATTTACCGTATTTAAGTAGAACATCCAGGCTAGAACTCTTTTAGATCCTCTGAATGATGCAGATTCACAATGAGGAAGAAAATATCCTTCATTTGGTTCATATTTTTGTATATTAAAAAGTGAGTCAATAGTCCAAGAACCTATATTATCTACATCAGGATAATTATTTCTATATTCATTTATACCAAGTTCTAAGACACTTAAAATAATAGAAACACTATCATTTTTTTCATTTACACTGTAACTAATATCTGTAGATTTTTTAGTTTTTGGTTTAACTTCACTGTCTCCAACTACACCTTTATGATGTCTTTCTGATTTATTTTCAAATTCATTGATAATAATATCACAATATTCTTTTGATAAAATGTCATCATAGATTGATATAAAATTTTGATTTATCATTTTTCCGTCTTACCTTTACAACCAAAAAATGAAGTAATCGCATAACGACCAAATCCATCAAAGTAATCAGATTCGTCAATTTCAACTTTAGTAACTCCATGTTCTACCCATCCAGGAAAGATAATCATAGAATTATTATTACAAGTAATCTCGTAATCATATTGTGGGAATATTAAATTTCCTCCTGTAAATTTTTTTGGTTCTTTATAAAAATATGAAAATCCTAAAAATTGCATTGAACTATCAGTATGAGGATCATAATACTCTCCATCATGATAGTATCTGACTTTAGTTGTATCATAATCGGATTTAGTTGCTAATATACAACATTGATGTATATTAGCAAAATGATCTAAAACACCACAATTAAATAACTTACGATTTACATTTAAAATATTTGAAACAGATCTATATTTTTCTCCATACAAAGAATCTAATAAAAGTGCTTTAGAGTTTGTATAATCAACTATTCCACCATAATATTTTGCTTCTAAAAATTTTCCTGGTTTGGTATAAAAGTTCAATTCTTCCCATATAAGGTCCAATTCACTTTCATTATAAAAATTCTCAATAATCATATGTGGAAAAGGAAATTCATCCACTACGGCTTCTAATTTTTCCATTATAATAATCTAATTTATCTATCTATGATACTCCTGCTCCTGCTCCTGTAGGACCTTGAACAGTTCCTCCTGATACTCCTGGAATTGAAGTATTTGAAGTAATCGAATATCCAGAGGCACCTCCGGCACCTCCTTGTGCTTCATCTTGACCTGATCCTTGTGCTCCACCTTTTCCTCCTCCACCACCCTGTCCATTAGCAATAGGAGTTCGATTGTCCTCTCCAGTTTCACTCAATCCAGGATATCCCCCAGGATTACCATCATGTGCTTCTCCATTATTAAATGGATTACCTTGTCCAGCCTCTCCACCACTGCCACCAGAACCTCCCCAGGATCCTCCACCTCCTCCACCACCACCATCGGCGTTGTTTTCATTGTTGCCTCCAGTAGCTCCTAATCCACCAGCACCACCATTAGGATTACTCCCACCACCACCATTAGTAGCTTCTCTCTCTTCCCCCTCAGAATCATTACCTTGACTACCACCAGGTCCTGCTGGTATTCCGGATCCACCGGCTCCACCACCTCCGGCACCATATTCCTGACTCCTACCAGGTTGTATTTCTCCTGCTGCTCCTCCACCACCTCCTCCACCACCAGCACCTGCTCTAATGAGGGATCCTGGACTTAATACTACTGATTCTACAAATCTCTGAAGTCCTAATGCACTGGTTCCGGTCTGTCCTGCATTACCAGCATTTGCATTTCTTCCACCTGCATTTCCCCCATTTCCACCTGCTCCACCACCTCCATAAATTTGTGCAAAATTGCCCAAAATAACATCCATTTTGGAAGCAGTATTAAATCCTCCTGTTCTTAATGCGCACTTATTTGTAGGTCCTCCTGTTGTAGTAGTAAATATACTATTAACGTAGATAACAACTCTTGCACCGGTAAATGTTGCATTTCCACCTCCTATTACTGTTCTTCCTCTAACTCCTGCATCTACTCTAATTCCACCGGCAGAATAGCAATCGACTATAATATTTTTTGATTTTGAATAAAAATTGCCGAAAGATATTTGACCAGATGTAGGAACTCCTTCATCTAAAGGCCAATTAACTCCTCCAACAGATTGGTTTACGCGATAATTTCCAAGACTTCCACGATTTCCACCAAATTCATCAATAATTTGAGAATATGAAATTGGTCCACTTGCTTGTAGTGTCATTTTGTTATGCCTCTGTAGTTAAACCAACCCAAGAAGTTCCATTATAAAGTTCTAACCGTTTAAGAGTATTATTATATATTAGTGCTCCTTCAATAAGTGGAGATATGGAATCTCTATTACCAGTAGTTTGAGAAGGTAAAAGCACAAATCCACTACCGGATGAATTAGAATCTTTAATATCTAAAGCACATCTTGGTGTTGTCGTTCCAATACCAACACGATTAGAGTTTATATAATTAAATGTAGAAATTCCTGCTAAACTACCATTCACATCACCAGTTAAATTGCCGGTAACATTAGCATTTACTCTTGGTTCAGAAACATCAAGAATTACATTCGAAAAAGAATTTTGAACATCTCCAATTAAAGTTGCTGTTATATTAGCTCCAGTAGAAAAATTAAGTGATCCACCAATAGTTACATCTTGCTCAAAATGTGCATTTCCAGTGAATGTTGATATACCTTGAACATTTAATTTATGTGTAGGATTGGTAATACCTACACCTAAATTTCCTTCATTAGTCAAAGACATTAATCTGGTGGAACCACCTCTATGCCAGTGGAAGGATACAATATCCGAACTTAAAGTTCCTGACTCAAGATAAAAATTAACATTACCCTGACCGAAATTCATAAAATCTAATGAATTTTCGGTGCTATATGGATATATTCCTGATGTATTTCCATATTTAACCATACCAGAAGTATCATCATCAAGATTTCTACCAACTCTTAATGAAGATGCGGCACTATCACTTCCTACATATATTTCTGCTGCTCCAGATTGTTGAATATGTAATGCATCAGTTGGAGAATCAGTTCCTATTCCTACACTTGTAAATTGTGGAGTGGTAGGAAGTCTATCATTATTAATTGTTCCAGTCGTTATATTTGCGCCATTGGAAAGATTTGTTGCGGTTGTAGCAGTTCCGGTTACATTGCCTTCAAAAGTAGTTGCCGTTATAATACCGGCAAACATTGAAATTGCTGTTCCGACTTTAAGTTCATTAAAAGTAGAAACACCAGAAGAAGCATTAACATTACCAGTTAAATCACCGGTTACATTACCATCAAAAGTAGTTGCCGTTATAATACCGGCAGACATTGTAATTGCTGTTCCAACTTTAAGTTCGGTAAAAGTAGAAACACCAGAAGAAGCATTAACATTACCAGTTACATTACCAGTTACATCGCCAGTCAAAGCACCATCAAATGCTGTTGCCGTTATAATACCGGCAGACATTGTAATTGCTGTTCCAACTTTAAGTTCAGTAAAAGTAGAAACACCAGAAGAATTAACATTACCAGTTACATTACCAGAAAAAGTAGTTGCTGTTATAATTCCAGTAACATCAACATTACCAAATACAGAAAGTTCAGGGTCTGAAGCACCAGGACTTGTTGTGGTATTAATACCAATCTTTGAGGTTGTATGAAGACCTACTCCGCCATTATCAGTAATAAATGTAGTTCTTGCAAAACCAATTAAATTATCAACCGTATCTCCATTTGCCAGTTTAAGTGTTGCTGCCGTAAGAGCACCACCAACATTTATTCCATTCGCAACATCTATACTACTTGCGGTTAATACTCCAACCGTCGTTACACCAATTACTTCAGCATTTTGAGTTACATATAAATCTCGTGTTGTGGTTAATCCAGTAGTTCTCGTATCCCCATAAACATTTAACAAATAATTTTGTGGGACGGAAGTTCCAATTCCCACAAGACCATTTGCATTAATTACAAAATTGTCATTATCAACTTGAAGACCAGACCTAAAATTAAATGACTTCCTAATATTTGCCATTATTGCAACTTTTAGAGTTATTTATCTTCCAATCTCTGTTCAAGCTTTTCAACCTTATCAGAGAGTTCCTTGATTGCCTCAATTAGAAGTGGGACAACCTTATCATATTGAACTGTTATGTATTTATCATCAACTGGTGCTGGATGAACTACTTCAGGAAGAACTTTCTGAACTTCCTGTGCGGATACACCAGCATAAGTAATATCCGGATTAAATCCAAGTTTTTCACCAATCTCATTAAACTTATATGTAAATCCATTTAATGAATTGACCTTAAAGAGTGCATCTGTTATTGGAGAAATATTGGTTTTTAATCTCTCATCAGAAGCAAATGCAATAATGTCACCCGTGACCGAAAGGTTGCCAGTAGGTCCAAGATCCATCCTTTTTGTAAAAGTAGATCCATCATGTGTCCACCAAACATGGTTCTGTCCCTCTTGCTGATATAAGCAACCAACTCCTCCGGTAAAATTCCAAGATTCAGTAACTCCACTATACCAAGCATTAGTTGCAAGATGTGCTAAAGAACTCGTAAAAGTGCCAGAAGATACATATGCATTTCCAACATTTATATACGAATCTTGACTTACTTCGAAATTTCCACCAGTAAGTGATAAAATATTATTGTCAAAATTCTCTAATCTAACATCAAAATCTTCAGTTCCTCTCTTAAAGTCAATATATGCTCCAGTATCCCTTTGCAATTCTATGTTACCCTTATCAGATCCCAACAATACACTACCACTGGTTCTTGAGTTAATAAGAACAGAACCATTCAAAGTTTGACTATCAGTTCTTTCACTTCCGAGTGTAGTATTACCAGTAACACCTAAAGTGCCTGTAACTGTAGTATTACCAGTAACACCTAAAGTGCCTGTAACTGTAGTATTAGCAGGGATAGAAACCGTGCCAGTACCATCAGGATCGATAGTGATACTTCCATTAGTATCAACTACACCAATAGTATTACCATCAATCCTTATGCCGTCAATATCTGCTCTTCCATTGACATCTAGAATTCCAGTAACATTTGTATTTGTTTGAATAGCAACTGAACTTCCTGCAAAGGCATTAATATTCAAATTACCACTTGTTGAAGTTAGTTCATTAGTAGTGCCATTAAGAGTAACATTACCGACTGTGGCATTTGCTGCAGTAATTGTTTTACCAATACCAACACCACCAGTAACTACAAGTGCTCCAGAAGTGGTTCCTGTAGAATCAGTTTCATTAGCAATTTTTACTTGAGCATTTGCTTTAATTTTTTCATCAAAAGTAACGGGTCCGCCAAACTGAGAAAGAACCTGTCCAGAATCTCCGCCTTCTACAACTAATCTTTCTTTAATTGTAACTTCATCAAATACTGCACTTAATCTCGATGGGTCTTCACCAGTCACAGTTGGCACTGGAATATCAAAATTAGTTTCTTCACCAGTTGCAGATGATTTCTTCTGGTTTCCAATATAGAAATCACCTTTGTTATTCATACCAGTATAAACAACGAGACCAGCACCCCTTTCCTGTGCCTGTGACAAGAACTCTTCCCTTTCTGTGAGTGTTCTGTCCTGAACTTGCGGAAGACCCGTAGAATAGTTTCCAGGACCATATCCAAGATACTCAAATGTATGACCAGAAGCACGAATAATTGATGGTCTATGGAACTCAATTGAAGGAACTTTAACTTTTCTAATTGTTGAGTTCTCGACATGTATTGCAGGTGAAGTAGCCAGTGCTCCACGAATCACGGTAATTTGATCTGCAGGAGTTCCACTCAGAGAATCACTTGCAATTCTCATAATTTCATTATCAATCTGAATGTAAGAACCTAATGGGAACCTTGTCATAGTTCCGGCAATACCAGGACTACTTACAGAGAATGATGTTGTTGTTGAATTGGCATTAATACCACCAGATTCAGAAAGAGTTAATGTTTCTCCATCAAAAATAGTAATTGCTCTTTGATCAAGATTTTCATTCGTCTTATCAGAAACACCTGCATTTGATGATAGTCCGTGCTTTAAGATATATCCATTAGTAAGAGTAGATACCTCAGATTCTGTATCGAAAGTAAATGTATCGTAATCTACAACTCCTGCAACTATAAAATCACCTTTATTTGCATTAGAACTGTTAATAATTCTAAACTTATTACCAGGTGCTAGTCCATGAGCAGCATTAGTATTGATTGTTTGAATTGCATTAGAAAAACTACTTGAAGATATTTGAACAGAAGGTGCAGTCACAAATGCATAATTATCTGATGTAATTACCGGATCCCCAGTTGTTCTTGCAATCGAAATACTATCTCTACCAGTGACACTAGCAATACGATGATAAGTATCAGTTCCTGTTCCAATACCAGTAAACTGAACTACATCTCCAATATGAGATGAAATACCAGCAGAAGTGACTGTAAATGTATTAGGAGTTCCTGCTCCAATTACACGAGTATCCAAATAATATGTTGCTGTTGCTGCAGAATAATTAGAACCACCGTTCATAATTTCTACGGAATCTATACTTTGTCCAGGTGCAACAACAACTTTTGCAGTTGCACCCTGCCAAGCACTATCAAAAGCACTTCCACTATTAATTGGATCTGGTATTGTGGAAATTTTTACATTATAATAAGTTCCTGGAGTAAAGTTTGCAGTTGCACCAAGACTTCCAGTTACAATACTATTAAAGTTATGATTTCTATCAAATTCGATAATTGGTAATGTTGGTGTTGTATTATCAACTGATTTTATATTAAGACCAATACCGAGTGATGTTAGTAATAAGTCGGCACTTTCTCTTGTAATACTCTTCTTAAGGTCATCTGTCTGAACTTCTCCGATTGGAGACCTTAAGGCATAAGTTTTTGCAGAATTTGGGTCGTCGTTAGGATTATCTCTATCAAGTTGTGGATATAAATCAGTTACATTCTGACTATACTCAAGATTTGTAAATTCATTCTGAATTGCATTATTAGAATTCAGTGTATAAATGTGATAAACACCATTTGAATCTCCATCACTATATTCAGAGATTATCTCGTTCCTATAAACATAAAGATTTGACTGTAGGTCAGTTCTCTCAAATCTTGGAAGTGATGTTGTTCTTTCATTTACATTATTTGTAAATGTTCCTGGAGTTAATGTTGTTGTATATGTGAATTCTAAATCATTTGTAGAAACACTGGCGACATTATATGTTCCATTATATCCCTTATCAATTAATCCAGTCGTGTTTGTAGAATCAGTTACATTCTTAATAGTGACTGAATCCCCAACTTTTAAATTGTGGGGTAATTCTGAGACAACAGTTACAGTGTTTGAAACTCTAGAACAAGTATTAATAAAACTTGGATTACGATTCCAATTGTAATTTGTATTGTTAATAGTTTCTCTACTTGTATCAGCAGTTCCTACATATCCAGTTGTGCTAGATTCTTGAATAACAAATCCTGCTTCTGGAGTCTTTGCATTTGTAAGTTGACTTGGAACTACAACTCTAACTTTATAAATCTTCTCATCTAAACTTCTATTGTCTGAAGTTCTCTTAATGATAGTTGGTTCTGATGCACCAGTTCCAGAAAGTTGTCCAGTAATAGTATTATTAGATACTTTAATATACCATTGACTTCCATCCCACTGAACTGGATGTCCGGCATCACCAGATTGTTTATCAGAAACTCTCGTAATAATTTTTAGATTTGTTCCACCATATACTGTAATTGGTTGATCGGCATCTGCTTCTGCTTTTGATGCGGCAAGTTTAACAGTCGTATTATTTGGTGCAATTGCATAATAAACTGTGTTAGTTCTTAAATTTTCTGGTAGATCTCCATCATCACTGATAATGATAACCTTTTCACCTGTTGCTAAACTATGAGTCCCTATCGTGAATATATTTGACGAAGGTCCAGAAGTTACCGGATATTCTTTAAATGATGAAGAATCATCCGACATTAAAATATCTGCCGAATATTCTGTTCCACTAACAGTAAGGAAAAGTTTATCATTTACTTTTGCACCAACACGATATCCTTGTGTAAGAATTGGTGGCTTTACATCTTCATTATCAAATCCAAAGAGATATAGTTTTGTATTATCTGATGTTTTTGAGTTATCAAGAGTCAACCAATCAATATCTTCTTCAATTGAATGTAATGCTCTTGGTGGAATAATATGAGTGATGAATGCCTTATTATCTTTCTCAAATGCTTCCTTCTTAAATCCTTCGGAGATTAGTGATAATTGACCAAAGTTAGAGTTTGAGTTGGTTACAGAGGCATCTCCACCACTCTGTGCTTCAAAATGTTTGTTATATCCAATCGCAAACACAGAAACAATCTGAACAATTGCATCATTCGTAATCTTAATGTGAGATTGTTCCCATCCTTTTCTATAAATTGCTTCAGAATCTAAATGATATACAGTTCCGGACGATGAAGATTTTGAAGAAAGATCTGAACCAGTTTGTGTTGTTCCTGCAGAGTAAAATGTATTTTCATATTGTCTAGATGATGGGATATATTTTACAAATGCTCTATCATCTTTTTGAAGACTAACTCCAGTAAATTGAGCCACGACCATACTACGGAATCCAGTTGCCTTAGATCCGTCTGTATGCATTCCATTCATACCCCATACAGAACGCATTGAGATATTAAAGATATAAGGAGAAGCTCCAGAAACTGTATCAGTTTCAATTGTAACTGTTCCTTGATTTGGTGTTGGTGCAGGACTAATAAGTGCCGGATCAGATGATATAGTATAGAAAAAGATATTATCACTAGTAGTACTAACTTCTGTGACTCTGGTTGAAATATTATACTGAGAATCTGATACATCCTTAATACGAATTGGTGTTCCTACATCTAATCCATGAGGACCTTGTGTTGTGACAGTAATTCTTCTCGTTGGTGTTAGTCCATCACCTGATATAATTGATGTGATTGTAATAGGATCTGATGCAAATGCACCTACAATCTCAAACTCTGGTCTTACTGAAGTAAATCCTTCTTTATTTCCGGGAAATACATCAGTAGAGTCAACTTCTCTACCTGACCCACTAGCATATGCTTGTGATAGTTTTGCATAATACATTGCAAGGTCTGTTACACCTTGAGTACCAACTTCATTTACACCATCAGCATATTCAAATACCGTAAGTTTATGGTGTGAAAATGTTGGACTTGATTTGAGTTCAAAATTATTGTTTTGTGTATAAACTGTTCCAAATTCATCTCCATCAAAAATAGAGAATTGCCAGAGATAACATGCCCCAGTAATTCTAAAGATTGCCGAATATGGAACTGCATCATCAGTTGGATTCGGAACATAAAGAGGGCGTATTTTGGTCTTTCTTAAGTCAAGACCAACAATTGAAGTTCCGCGAGGGACAATTACACCACCATTTACACTATTAAACTTATAAAGATCGTTATCTTTTTGAGTTAAGTCGAAAACAGAATCTAATGTTAATGGTAAAGGTCTTAATGGTGAACCATCGGCAGATGTAATATTTGCTGGATTACTATTATCAATGGAATAACCTGGACGATTATCAACTACATGATTACCAGGCATCAAGAGAATTGTAGTCTTCTCTGTCTCGTCGTTATTATTTCCCTTTACATACGAAAATCTTGCAGACTCAATTAATGCTCTCTGAATTGTTTTAAACGGTCGAGCAAGTGAGTTTCCTTGGTTACTAATACTATCAGTCGAATCTAAATCTGATGGACTTACATATAATATACGACCCTCAGTGTTCTTAATAATAGAATCTAATTTATTCAGAGGCATTGTATTACTGCGTCTATGCTATTTCTATAATTTATTTATCTCAGTAAATCCTCTTCTCCATTATAGAAACTTTGTATCTCTTCTGGTAAGTTTTCAGGGTTTAATATCTCAATATCATCAAAGCAAGGATGACAATTTTCTAATATCAAATAATTGGAACCTTTGTAAATATCTTCTACCGAATAATCTTTATTACTGTATGCTTCTCTTACTATTTCCCGGTCATACAAATACCCTACAGGTAAATCATCAAATGTAAATGGGACATCATTCAAGAAGAACATTTTGACTATTACCTTATAGTCATTATACCAACACTTCTTTGTGGTTACTTCATAAGACATAATATTATTCTTTCTTTTATTTATTTTCATAAAAAAAGGTTCCCGCACCACCAGGAACCTCATGTTATTCACTCACCAAAAGGAAACCCTATCATATAATCATCATTTCTCGCAGAGTGACTTTACATCTAGTGGGGCTAACTCCTTCCCCTTCCAATACCCGTGATCGGACTCGAACCGATACTGTCGAAATTTTAAGTTTCGTGTCTACTGCCAATTGGACTACACGGGCAAGACATTACACTTATCCGTATGCTATGTGGGCATCACACCCAGTATACTGACAGTTTGTAATGGAGTAAGACACAATTTCCGTTGTGAATATTCAAGGGGGTTTATCCTCACCAACAGGGTTTCGGTATATCCGAACCGATGAGCACCTTGATTGGAACGTCTCAAGTTCCTAATGCCCGTTGTGGGAATCTAACCCACCTTCGATCGTTTATGAGACGATTGCATTCGACAGATTGCTAAACGGGCAAGGAAAAGGTTTATAAAACTCCCCTGACTACCAAGTCTCACGAGCAGATGATGAACTACTGAGCTTCGTTATTGTTCTCAGTGTGTATTCGTATCAGTTCATCATCGGCAGGCATCATTACTGCTGCCTTACCATCTTCTCTTACAATACCTATGGTTTCACCGTTTTCGACTCTTTCCATAAGATCATCAAAATTGTCTTCCCATTCTTTCAGGGTAAAAACTTCCATTTACACCTCCAGTGGTTCTGCATAAACCAAAGCATCTTCGGGACAAGTATTGCGGATGACCTCAAGAACATTCATGAACTGGTCCACAGTATCACAAACAATTTCTTTGGTGTCTCCTTCACTAGAATAGATGTAAAATATGCGTTTGGTAGGGTCTACAACACATCGTGTGAGAAACTCGTCTTGCATCTTGCTTTGGTTGCTTACCTTGTTATTATAAGGCATTTGAGTGCCGGTGTCAACTGTGCCGGTTGGAGAAGTGGTTAGGTTGTTGCGACTCCAACAGTAGGTTTTGGATATTGATTTTTTACTTCTAAAATTTCTGCTTTCCATCCGTCATATCCTTGATGATATAGAAGATCTAATTGGTCTTCGATTGATGGATATGCAGGTTTACGATCTCTTTGATATTGTTTATTTTCCCATTGTTGTGCTAATACTAGAATTTCAGCATTAACTTCATCTTCTGTTGGTACTGATTGATCTTCACTCAACCAATCAATACCAGAATATGTATTCCCTATAACGGCAAATTCAGCACCAGGTCTCAATGAGGCTAATGCACAAGCAATTGTAGGATAGTAAGTATTATTCATGCTGCAATTTCCATTACTGTGATTATGTTGTTGTGATTGTAACTGCCCAGTGTGAGGTCGGAGTAATTCCAGTATGAAGTGCCACCTGGATCCCATCTAGCACCTAAAAGGTTAAAGTCCAATGTAGTACCTGCAGATATTCCCGGACTCCAAAGAGCACTTCTATTTAAAGTTGCTCCTGTCTCTCCTAAAGCGGCATTGCATCCCCATTCGTCACCCTGAGTTCCATCCACTCCAGCAATCCTAGTCCCCAATGCAGAGTAATCCGTCGAAGGAGCTCCTGCAGCAAATCCAATATTATGTCTAGACAAAGCACTACTATTATTGTATACATGTGCATATCCGATTAGAAAAAACTGACTATTTGTTCCAACTGTAGTTAATCTTACTTTATTAAATATGCTGTAATAATCTTTTGTAGTGGTACGTTGGACCTCAATTGTACTTTTGCTAGACTTAAGTTGAAGAAGTTTTCCAGTGCCATCAGTGCCATCAGCACCATCAGAAACTTGTACCCATTCTCCACCTTCTCTTACTTTTATTGGCATAATTATAATATTTTTCTATATTTATTTAAGTCTTCATGATGAAGGCAAGAGCATAATATGGTGGTAGATTTGTTGATCTTGAATCATTTACAAGGGTCGCACCGACGCCTCCAACATAAATGGGGTCTGTTTCTGCTCCAGCAGTTATTCCACTATGTTGATGATCTCCCTCACTAATATTCCAAGTAATCCCTTGAAAAGGTGGTCCATCATTTATATCAACTCTTGACACATCGCCGCTCTCGCGCACATCAAAACCAGCTTGAGTAACCGCTGGAGCAGGACCATTATCAAAATGATTATGGGCTCCACCAGGCTGTGTGGTGAAACCATGAACATGGTTATGCATGACACTATCTGCACGACCACCAGTAGCATTAAGATTATAACTAATACCCGTTCCAACGATGAACCTATCTCTCAAATCTGGAGTTCCATTAGATCCATTACATAATGCCCATCCAGTAGGAGCTGTAGTTCCAGAGAACATCATAATCATACCAGTGACAAAACCTCCACTACTACCACTACCAGAACTAGTAGAAGTATCATACCAAATATCACCATCGCAAACATCTGTGGTTGGTGTTGTTGATTGAACATACTTAGCACCAAAAGCATTACTATTATCAGGAATATTAATTTGTCTTGTTCCTGGACTTGCAGGTGGTGTTGTTACTGTAATTGGAGTAGTACATTCGGTGTCACTTCTGTCCGTATAATCGACCGTAACATCAGAAACATTTCCATCAGCAGTCGTTTGTGCAGCAGAGGCAGCAGATGCAGCACTATTAGCAGTCGTTTGTGCAGCAGAGGCAGCAGATGCAGCACTATTAGCAGTCGTTTGTGCACCAG